GGACATTACAGATGCAACAAAGCAGACGCAGATTGCAACTAGGGATGAAAAAGTTGGAGAACTCAACACAGCAATCTCAGACGCAAAACGAATGGAACGAGAAGAACAAGAACGACTAGAAGTTATTAGAGAAAACTTAGAGGCGTTTCGTAAACATGATGTAGAGATTGCAAAGATACGTTCTTCTATTTCAGAACTGGAAAAGTTCAATGCCAAACTTCAGAAAGATATTGAAACGTATGAAAACGGACAAGTATCAGATGAAGATAAGGTAAAACTTGCTGAACTCAAAGGACAGATTAAACTAATTGAAGAACAAAAGTCCAAGTTGAATGAAGACAAGTTCTATGTTGATGTTGCAAGAAATCTTCTACAGGATACTGGTATTAAGACAAAGATTGTAAAACAGTATCTACCAATTATGAACAAGTTGGTAAACACATATCTTAGTTCTATGGATTTCTACGTTCAGTTCAATTTGGATGAAAACTTCCAAGAGACAATCAAGTCACGCTTTCGTGATGAATTCTCATATGCATCATTCTCTGAGGGTGAGAAGATGCGTATCGACCTTGCATTACTGTTTACATGGCGTGCAATTGCAAAGATGAAGAACTCTACCAACACCAATCTACTAATCCTTGATGAAATCTTTGATTCTTCTTTAGATGGATCTGGTACAGATGACTTCCTTAAAATCCTAGATACGTTCTCAGACCAGAACGTGTTCGTTATCTCTCACAAACAAGATATGCTATTTGACAAGTTTAGAAGTGTTGTGCAATTCAAGAAAGAGAAAAATTTCTCACATTTAGTTACATAAATGTCTTGACATTTGTTCTCATAACAGGTATACTGTATAGGTAATGATGAGAAACCAACCACAGCAATATGAAAAAAAGTCAAAAAAGTTTCAAAAACCTCTTGACTTTGTTATGAAAACAACGTATACTGTATAGGTAAGATTGAAAAAAACCACTCTAGGAGAGATATATAATGGCACATGAACTTGAAATGATTGACGGAAAAGCGCAAATGGCGTATGTTGGGGAACTTCCTTGGCATGGACTAGGTAAACAAGTACCAGCAGACTTGACACCAGACCAATTTATGGTAACTGCTGGACTAGATTGGGAAGTTGAGAAACAACCACTGATGACACCAAACGGTGTTAAAGTCCCAAACAAGGAAGCACTTGTACGGACTTCTGACAACTCTATCCTAGACGTTGTTGGTACTGGTTGGAATCCTGTACAGAACTCAGAAGCGTTTGAGTTTTTCCATGACTATGTTATGGCGGGCGATATGGAGATGCATACCGCTGGTTCACTAAAGGATGGACAAATGGTTTGGGCACTTGCAAAGTGTAAAGAATCCTTTGAACTATTCAATGGTGATGTGACTGATAACTACTTCTTGTTCTCAAATCCACATCAGTTTGGTAAGGCGATTAACATTCGCATGACACCAATTCGTGTAGTTTGTAACAATACTCTCACACTGTCTCTTTCACAGAATGCAGATAAGATGGTAACGGTAAATCACCGTAAGGCATTTGACCCTGCTGAGGTTAGAGAACACATGGGTATTGCTCGTGAAAAGATGGAACAGTACAAAACAATGGCACAGTTCCTTGGTTCTAAAAAGGCAACCGGCGAGAATGTTATTCNNCGAAGTATTCGGTGCGCCTGCAAAAGAGAAAGTAGAAGGTGTTCTGCCCTTTACTTCTCGCAACTCAAAACTTGCTTTTGAGAATTTGAATGTACAACCTGGCGCTGAGTTTGCTCAGGGTACATGGTGGACTGCATTCAACTCTGTCACCAACATGACAGACCACCTTCAAGGTCGTTCTAATGACGGACGTTTACAGTCTGCATGGTATGGACGTAACCGTAAGGTGAAACTAAATGCCTTGGATAAGGCGCTGGAATATGCCGAGGCGGCATAAACCAGAAAAAAAGATTGGCGGGGGGTTGAAAAATCTCCTGCCAATTCTTATATATAGTAGTGATATGCCGATAATCGGGTATCACAATTTATCTTGCTTAAATTAAAGGAGAAAAAAATGGTAAATTACGCATCACTTGATCCATCAAGGATCAACACTTACTCTATCGGTTTCGATAGAATGTTCGATAGTCTGACCTCAGCGTCAAGCTTTACACAACAAACCAACTATCCCCCATACAACATTATCAAGAAGTCTGATACTGAATTTCTTATTGAAGTAGCAGTTGCTGGATTTTCTAAAAAAGATGTTGAAGTTCGTATGTCTGAAAATAGATTGAACATTAGTTCGATTGATTTGAAAACATCTGAAACGGATGATAAAGAATACCTACACAAAGGAATTTCTGCTCGTTCATTTAAGCGTGCATTCACGCTTTCGGATGATGTTGTTGTGAAAGAAGCGAACATGAAGAATGGCAT